AAGCTTTCCTGTTCGACTAACCTCTGATCGTCTCGTAACCATCTGCTGATGGAGCATCCCGTCATCCGGTAAAAGTATCTCCCGCTTCTCAATCACCCTCGCCGCCGTGTGCCACATCTCAGCACTCCGGTTGGAGTAACGGTCATCAAACGGTCTGGCTCCGAAGTTCACCCTGTGGATGTCATAACCCGCATCCATCAGCGCATCACACAACGGCAACCCCATACCACCCTCATCAGCATACACCTCGTCCTGCGTCAGGTTGTTCTTCTTGATAAGGTTTATAATCTTGCCAATCGTCGTGTTCGTGTTCCGCTCACGCCAAGTGACCATCTCCATCACCTTGTTCCCATTCCTGTACGCAAACACACACTCGTCTCCTCCGGCTGCAAAGTCAATGAAGGCTACCTTCATTCCCATACTAAGCTCCGGTGGGTTCTGCAAACACTCCTCCAGACTCTTGAGATTGAGAACCAGACCTTCCCCGCTGTCATCCACAAACTCCCCGTGAATCATGGAACGGATCAAGGGACTGTTCTCACCGTACATCTCAATCTGCTCCTCAATCCAACCCCTATCCAGATGCGGACAGTCATAGGCTGTTACCGTGTGGCACTCCCAAAACTTCCTTTGCTTGGTGAAAGCCTCATAGAACGATCCAGCCGCCGCGCCCGGACTTGACATCACCAGTAGGCGCGAAGGCTGGCATCTGGCTATGGCAGTGAAGATAGAATCAGGGACAGTCTTCGCCTCATCCACAATCATCAACAAATTCTCAGTCGGCCCCTGCCTGTGCCAACCCTCAAACTTTCCCGCATCATTCGTACTAAACCCAATCGCCCTACTCCCGTTCTGATAGTGCAACTCGTTGCTGGTTGCTCTCCAACCCTGCCCCAACCCACTAATATACTTCTTGAGCGTAGGCCAAAGCTGACCCTCAACCTGCCGCCAGACACCCGCAGTGGTAACAACCAGACTTTCAGGGAACCGAACCATGTGCCAGAGAATCGCACTAGCCGCAACAATACTCGTCTTCCCGCTACCATTAGCTGCCTTCAACGCAACCTGACACTCCTTCTCGTTCAACTGCTCCAACACCTTCTTCTGCCAGCCGTAAGCGTCCATCCCCAAAAACATCTCAGGAAAGTTCTCCAACTGACTCGCCTCCTCCAAGGCATCCCTATCCTTAGCCAACCTCTCCAACGCCCTCTGCGACTTCTTCTCGTTGGGAGATAGCACAAGCGAAGGAGCGGGTGCTGTCTTGATCGACTTGCGCGGCAACATCACATCGCGCTTGCCAGACTTTGGCTTAGGGCCAGTTCGCTTGATCTTAGGCTGCTTAGGCAGCAGAATCAGTTTCTTCTTCTCAGCCATAAGTGTTCGCGAACACTTAGTTGCGATGCTTTATCCGCTCTGGAATCGAAGACAACTGCGAGAGCAACTCCGGTGAGATAGTGCTAGTCGCGGATTGATTATCACTTTTAGTTGTCTTCGGACTCCAGTGCGGGAACCGTGACTGTAGGAAAGACAATGCCAGCTTTCCATCACGGCTCTCCATAATCTTGTTTATCAAAGCCTCTTCAGCCTGAGCTTGTGCAGCCAATACCTGCGCGTTCAGCTTGGGTTTATCCTTCCGCAGCTTATCAACCCTGCTCGGACTAATCCCACAAGCCCCACACGCCGCAGTCAAACTCATGCCGCGACTCAGTTTATCCAGAAACATCTCAAGCGTTTCCCCCGTTAGATTCTTCTTGATTGAAATCTCCGCCATAGGTGTAAGATAGCATAAGTTGAAAATACGTCCAGTTTTTTAGTGGGGGTATCTATACTACTATGGCCGATGGGTGGTGGTGGGGTCGGGGGTGGTAAACGCGCGTAACGCCCGCGCCATAGTGAACGCGCGACAATCGATTCCCGCGCGAGCATCACGCATGCCAAACAGGTTCAACAAGTTACCGCGGTAACTTATTTTTGCTTTGAGAAGCAAAGAGAAAAAATAGGAGAGTGTGTAAGCAATCCTCTCCAATCCATTTGCTATCATTCACCCTTCACAAGCTTCACTCTGTTTCACTCTGTACGCTCCCAAACCTTGCCACCATTGCCACACGTTACTCACAAAACAAAAACGCCTTAGAACGCAATCTCGAGCCACTAAAGGCCATTTGCTGCAATCCTTTCACCTTGTTCGTTACCCTTATTCACACGAATCTTGTTGACTTGATAGCAGGGCATGATAGGTTCCTTATGTGGGCGGGATAATCTCGCCTTTGATCTTTGAAAATTAATTCGTGTTTGTGGGTGTGAGTTGCTTTGAGTTTTCACGTGTGAAGATTCAACGCAATTCACACAACCGATTGTGTGACTTGTAAAAACAAGTAAACAGATTGGACACAAAATGAAAATAAACGCAAAAGATAGAGCATTGCTCCAAGAACTCGCCGTAAGCTTCAATACTAGCTATAAAGCAGTGATGAAAACCAGCGAAGGAAAAGAGCACGCGTCAGTCAACAAGGCATTCACGGTTCACGTTAACATTCTGTTAGAATCTGGAGCCGATAGGGCGGAGATTGAGGAGTCATTAGGGGAAAAGGTTAAAACCGATTCGCCTGCATATGACAAAATTAGCCACCTTATCACGCTGCATAACGCCAAGCTTGGCATTGTTGGCGCAAGCGGAGGCGGAGGCGGTCCTACGGAGCAAACCGAGGCCAATGAAAAGGCAAGTGAAGCAGCCGAAAAGGCTGTGAAGGGAGTAAAAGACAAGCCTTTCCAAGCTCGATATAAGTCAGCATTGGATTCATTCGCCAATACCAAGTTTCGCTTGAAGCTTGAAAAGCTTGGCGAAAAACCTGCTGACCTACTGATTGCAAAGGCGTGGAACAACTCTTTCGCAAGCGCGAAAGAGCCACGCAATCTGCAAAAGCTAATCGACATTGCCAACGGCAAAGCTGTGGCAGAAAAGCCGAAAGCTAAGAGCAGTGCTAAAGAAACCGTAGCAGCAAACAAAATGCCAGTAGCAAACGGCAAGCGAAACGCCAAGCCCGAGCAATGGGTAAAGGTATTATAAAAAGTGCTCACGAACACTCATAAACACAACACAACTCTCGCAGAAATGCGGGAGTTTTTTTGTGCCTATTTTTTGAGCGATAAAACACCTTGCCGATCAAAAGCGATTAAATTTGATCGGCAACCTACGCACGCGCGTGCGCATTCTATTTATATGGGTGGCTATGGATGGTGATTATATGGGTGGCAATGGATATCTTATAGATACTTACAGCTAGCGAATAAGCTTGACAAGGTGCTATCATCTATGTATAATGGAGGCCGATGAGAGTAATAGACTTTCATATCTTTGACATTTTGTATATGGGCGGCGAGGGAGTAACTAACTCGCACTGAGGCACAACAGCAACAAGTTACCGCGGTAACTTAACGGCCCACGAATAACACTCAGCTTGTAGAGGCTTTAGGAGATGCGCTAAAGGGAGGTGAATGAGTACCTCAAGGCAAGCAGCAATTGATTGGCACAATTGCACAGCGACGAACTCAGTCGGCACTGACAAATGGTCAGCTTAAATCTAGAATGTGAGAGGGAAGGATGGAAGTGAACGAGCAAACAAATTTGTACCGATAACCTTCCCGCCACATTTGAGCAGCTAGAATCTGGATGTTCAAATGTGGCAATCAAGCCGCAAGCCAATGAAAGGAAAACAATGGCAGACTCAATAAGCACTGAGGATATTAATAGACTCAGCGAACAACTCAAGCCGCGCTTCTCAAGTGGTGGCAACTTCGCAAGCATAGTGGTAGCGAAACTATGCCCTGTATTCAAGATGCACGATGATTATGATGAGCATATCATGGAGCATATAGTTAAACGTGTTCAACTCATCCGCACTATGGATGGCAACTGGAGGTATATGTAAAATGATTATTCAAGACATGAGAACGCTTAACGCTATGGCAAAGCGTGGGCTTATAAAACTAGACAGGGCTACGGGTGAAACCGTTAAACATTGGACAGGGATTCCGGTCAAAGCCTACTACATCAGCGACTACGGTGATAAAGCTAACCGGAAATGGTCGGATGATGATGGATGTTCAGCGTTTGAGTACAAAGGTAAGAGGTACACCGTAGAGTATTTTGATGGGTGCTTTTGCCCTTTCGTAATGCAAGCGGGTAGCAAAAAACCAGCGTTTGCTTAACATCAATTGGAGGTATATGTAATGATGCTAACTGAAGATGAGATGCGTCAGTGTGAAGACGCTACTGTTGATGGGGTTTGTGAGGGTACTTGTGATGAGTGCGGATACTCGCAAACCGTAGAACCCGATGCAAGCTACCCGTGTCCGGAGTGCGGAAAGGGTAAGCTTCAATCAATACTTAGAAAATACGGGATAATCTAATATGAAACAAATACTATTAGTGTTCGCGATCACTTCAGCGAACCTATTCGGATGGGAGCCACGCAACTCACCCCAACCAGAGGAACGAGCGTTACTTGCGGCGGTGATAATCGCTGAAGCTGGAGGCGAAGGGGTGAAAGGAATGGAGGCCGTGTATGAGGTGATATGGCAGAGAGCAGCACTGGCCCACTCTGATTATATCAAGGTGATAACTAAGCCTAAGCAATTCAGTTGCTTGAATGGTGTTGAACAAGCAGACCTAATCAA